AAGGTCATGCCGCACCGCCAAGAATTGCGGTCGCGACTTGCCGGAACGCCGGCGTCGCCTGCGCCAGACCGGCCGCGACCAGCCGCTCGTTGAACGTCTCGCGGCTCAGGGTCTGCGGGTCGAGGCAGTGCCACAGCAGCCCGGCCAGCTCGTTCAGACGCAGGTTGCCCGTGCTCGCCCGTTCGATCAGGGCGAACAGGCTGCCGAGTTCCGCCTCGGCCGCCACCAGCGCCGCGAAGGTCGGGCGCAGGTGCAGGGTCTCTGTCCCGAGCCTCAGCACGGCGTCGCCGCGCAAAGGGTTGGCGCCGCTCACAGCACGCTCACCGGACCGGAGGACTCCAGCGAGACCGCATAGGCGCGCTCGCCATTGAAGTCGCCGCTATATTCCAGCCGGGTCAGCAGGAAGCGGCCGCGGATGCGCTCGCCGCTCTCGAAGCTCACCTCATAGTCGTCGATCGTGCCGGCCAGTGCATTGGTCTTCAGCCGGGTCTCGGCTGCCGAGCCGGTGAACACGCCGGACCCCGCGAGCGACACGGTGCGCACTCCGGCGCCGGACAGCAGTTCGCGCCAGCCGCCCGAGTCCTTGTTGGTGATGACCACCGGCTCGCTGTTGATGCCGATCTGCGTGGCGCGCAGCCCGGCGACGGTCGCGTAGGTCACCGGGTTGCCGCCGTCGCCGACCTTCAGCAGGAAGGCGCTGCCTTTTTCTGCAGGCATAAGCTTCTCCTTGTTTGGTGATCCCCGCCACGGGTGCGGGATGGCGTGCGGAACGCGCGCCGGGGTGAGGGGTCAGCACGGCCCTCATGAAACCTGTGCGCGAATGCAAAATCCTCCCCTTTAGGGGAGGTGTCTGTCTGAAAGACGGACGGAGGGGTGAAAAGCCCATACATGTCATGCATCTGGTACCCCTCCACCACCCAGGAGGGTGGTCCCCCTCCCCCTGTGGGGGAGGAATAATCACCCGCGCACAGGTCCCTCACACCCCGAGAGGATGCAGGCGCAGGCGCACATCGAGCACGCCGTGCAGCGCATCGCCCTCCGGGTCGGCGATCAGCCGCCAGCCGGTGACCCGTGCGCTGACGATGCGGTCGCTCGCTGTCTGTGCGGGCAGCGTCGCCAGCGCGCCGGTCAGCGCGCCCAGGATGTCGCGCGCCGTCTGCTGCCCGAAGGCGGCGGTCCAGACATCCAGCGTCTGCCGCGCTTCCGCGCCGGTGAAGCTGCCGCTCGACCAGTCGCTGACGAACAGATCGCCGATGGTCACATAGGGGCGCGCCGCCGCCGGCCCGGGCTGGTCATAGACCCCACTCACCAGCGCCATCAGCGGCGCATGGGCGGTCAGGGCTGCATAGAGGGTCTTCTGCAAGGCGCTGGCGTTCATGGCGCGCGCTCCTGTTCGATGGCTGTGCGCACGAACGGCCGCGCCGGACGGCCCGCCGCGCCGAATTCCGCTGCCGCGCCGCCCGGCAGCCGTATCCGCACCTGGTCGCCCGCGATCGTGATCTCCGGCTGCAGGCCCTGCGCCGCCGCCGCACGCGCGATGGCGTCCGCCAGCCGCTGCAACCGCGCATCGACGGCCCGCGCGCCGATCCGCCGCGCCGCCGCCAGGGCATTGCCGCTCAAGCCGTTGGAGTTCCGGGCCTCGGTCATGGCGTCTCCTCCTCGCCGAGGATGGTCATCAGGTCCGGGCGCTCGGCCGGCAGATCCCAGCCGCGCACGGCGATGGTCCGCGCGCCCCAGACCAGCCGCCAGTCGAGCGCCACGTCGTCGCGCCGGCGGATCGTCACGCGGGTACGTACGGCGGCGCTCTCGCGCCCGGCAGCGAACAGCGATTCGCGCGCATCGCGACGCACCGCCGCCCAGACGGTCGCGACCGTGCGCCAGGCGATCCGCCAGCCGCCAGCGCCGTCGGGCGTGCGCTCGGGGGCCTCCAGGGTTACCCGCTCGCGCATCTGGCCAAGCGCGCTCACGCCAGCCTCATGCGCCGGTAGGGCCGCCACAGCGCTGCGACCGCGACGGGTGGGCCGTTTTCCTCCGGGTCGTCGCGGTGCGTGTAGAGGTGGGAGATCAACCGCAGGATGCCCTGCCGCAGGTCCTCAGGCACGCCGTTCCAGTCGGCGGCGAGCCCGGCCCAGTAATCGATCTCGATCCGCTCGCCCTGGCCGACCGGTGCCGTCACTCGCAGGCTCGCACCGCCGTCATTCTGCTCGGTCAAGGTGTAGCCGTCGCCGACCACGGGTTGCAGCACCCCGGCGGCGGTGCGCACGCTGACGCCTGCCAGCGCCCGGAACGGCAGCCGCACCAGCCGGATCGTCGCTGCTGGCGTCTCGCTCTGGACGAAGCGCGTGTTGACCAGCACCAGCCCCGTGAACGCCTCGCACAATCCGCGCGCGGTACGGATCATCCCGGCGAGGAGGGAGTCCTCGCCATCCTGCTCGATGCGCAGATAGGCTTTGACCTCGCCCAGGCTCACCGGCTCGCTCAGTGGCCCATCGATACGCTGAGTTCCCATCAGCGTTGCTCCACCCGCAGCGTGATCGCCCGCTCGTCCTCGCGGGCGTCGGTCAGGGTCACATGATTGGTGACGCGGTAGACCGTGCCGGCAATCCCGCCGGTCAAGGTGACCGAAGTCATAGTTTCGTTGGCGCTGCTGCTGACGATGCTGAGTTCGCCCGCCGGCTCGATGCTCCAGCTGCTGCCGGCGATGCGTTCCAGGCCCAGGTAGCCCGCGCCCCAGTCGATCGTATAGTCGAGGCTGGCGGCCGGGTCCTTCAGGTAAACCGACATGATGAAACTCCTGTGGGAGAGGGTAGTCGAGGCGCAGCCGGGACCGGGTTTGAATGAAACCTGTGCGCGAGTGCACAATCCTCCCCTTTTAGGGGAGGTGTCTGTCTGAAAGACGGGCGGAGGGGTGAAAGGTCCATATATGTCATGCACCTACCTCCCCTCCACCACCCTCGCGGGTGGTCCCCCTCCCCCTGCGGGGGAGGAATAATCATCCGCACACAGATCTCAGAGGTCAGCCGCTTCGGACCAACGTGCGCCGGGCGTCGGCAGGGGGTGAAACCCGGCGGACGCCGTCGATCAGCACCGCTGCTGCGGACCATGCGCCCACCCCTTCTTCATTGATGGCGCGCACCTGGAACGCCCGCACATTGGCGGCGGGCAGGTCGCTGATCTGGAGGCTTTGCATGTCTGGCGGCAGCCCGCCGACCGTCACAGCGTTGGCGAAGCCCGCGTCGGCGGCATGGGCGAGTTCGATGGCGGTCAGCACGCCCGGCGGGTTGGTCCAGGTCAACTGTGCGGACGTCGGGCCGGTGCGCACGGCGCGCAGCCCGGTCGGCGCTTGCGGCAGCAGGCTCGCGAGCGCTTCCAGCCCGGCGGCGTTCTGCGCGTCGTCGCGCAGCGCCACCCGCTCGATGACCGCCGGCGGTCCGCCCCGGCCCGCCTGCCGCGCCAGGCGCAGGCTGGCGAAGGTGGCCAGCGTCGCCGGCACGCTAGCCGTCGGGTTGCCGTTCAGGCTGGCGCGCAACGCGCCGTCGCCCCAGCTTGTGGCCAGGCTCAGGCGCTCGGTCGCACCCAGCGCCCCAGGCGTCAGCCGGGCGCGCTCGACGCCGCCGGCAAGCGCGCGGACATAGGGTGCGGTGTCCCAGCCGATCTGCACGGCGTCCGCGTCGGTGCCAGCGTCGGCCTGCGCGTAGAGCGCAGGAGAAGCCTGCCGCAGCCGCCCGCGCAACAGGGTCGTCCCCTGGCCGAGCGTTGCGGTCGCGCTCAGAAAATCGGCGGCGCGCGCGCCGGGCGTATAGCTGCTTTCGCTATCGGCCTGGATCAGGTTGGCACCCCAATAGAGCAGGCCTTTCGTCGGGTCGCCCGCATAGGTGTCGAGCCCGTTCGACAGGGGCCGTACCAGAAAGCGGATTTGCGTGGTGGCGTCGCTCAGCACCGTCGCCGACAGTCGGTACCAGTCGCCTGGAAAGGCGCGGATGCTGGCGCTGATTGCGGTCCAGCCGCTGCCATAGGCCTGCGCGAGGATCACGCCGGGGTTGGCGAGATCGAAGTTGAACCGCGTGCCGACCGAGCCAGCACGCAGGGAAAGCTGCACTTCGCTGCGCCCGGACGCCTTGACGAAGATGCTGCCGGTGTAGGCGAGGCTGGCCGCCGCCTTGCTCAGTGTCTGAGAAATCGCATGCTGGTCGGTCGCGGCCGTCTCCAGCATCCGGTCGGCGCTTGACGTGCCGTCCGGCGCGCTGGCGGCATTGGCCTGCACCGTCGCGCTGACGATGGTCCAGCCGCTGGCGAAGTCTTCCGGATTGGCGAGCAGATTGGCGGCCGCATCCTCGATCAGCCAGCCGAGCGGCGCGCCGGTCGCCGGGTCGTACTGCAGGCGTGGCGTACCCGCCGGCACCGTCTCGATCAGCCCGGTCGGGCCGATACGCGTCGCGCTGCTTTCCCGCGCGAACGTCAGGCCCGCCGGTGCCGCGCTCAGCGTGCGCAGGTCGTGGTCGAACAGCAAGGGCATGGGGTGTCCCGCGAAGAAGGGTCGTGACTCGCCGTGTTCCCCTCCCCTTCAGGGGAGGGGCAGCGAGACTTAGCGCTAAGCGCTTAGTCGCAGCGGGGTGGGTAACTTCAGCCCCACCCCGACCCCTCCCCTAAAGGGGAGGGGCCTCAAGTCAGCAGTAAGTAATCAGCTCACCGAGAAGCGCAGGAACTTGATCGCCTCGGAGTTCACGACCGCGCCGCCCACGCGCCGGGTGGCGTAGAAGTGGACGAACGGCTTGTTGGAATAGGGGTCGCGCAGGATGCGCGTGCCCAGCCGCTCCGAAATCACGTAGCCGCGCTCGAAATTGCCGAACGCGATCGACAGGCTGTTGGCGGCGACATCGGGCATGTCCTCGGCCTCGATCACCGGATAGCCGAGAATGTTGGCCGGTGCGCCGTCGCTCAGGCCCGGCCGCCAGATGTAGTTGCCTTCCAGGTCCCTGAACTTGCGCACGCGGGCGAGCGTCGCCGAGTTCATCAGGAACACCGCGCCCTGCCGGTAGGCCGGGCGCAGCGCGTGCACCAGGTCGATCAGCTGGTCGGTCGGGTTGCTGGCGGCGAAGTTGCCGGAGACCCCGGTCGGGACGTGCTGCAGGGTGCCGAAGGCGCGGGTGGCGTCCGGTGTCGCCGCGGTGGTGTAGGTGATGATGCCCTTGGGCCGGTTGGTGCCGCTGCCGGCGATGAAGGCCGCGCCCTCCTGCTTGGCGAATTCAAGCGCGATTTCGTCGGCCAGCCAGCGTTCGACATCGAACACGGCGTCGTCCAGCATCACCTGGGTTGCAGCCGGGTTGGCGTAAAGCTCGCCGGTCGGCACGGCGACTTCGGCAAAGCCCGGGGTCGCGGTTTCCGGGCGTACGGCGTTATCAGCGACCCAGCCGGAGCCGAAGCCGCTGGTGGTCGCCAGCTTCTTGTAGTCGGCGCTGCCGACCTGCACGACCTGCGCGACGGCG